CAAAAGTCGCCATATCTAATCCTCCTGGCTATCTTCGATTAGAGCCATGATTGGCTCGGATTTAGGGCGGTCAGAAGTCCAACCCCGGCTTTCGTAAAGATCTAAACGATCCTCAGAAATCTCTATACCCTCGCCACCGTTGGGAGGAAAGACCATTATGCGTTTCATGCTGCGTTCTCCAGATCGTTTTCAACCGCTGCATATTCTATCACATAAGTTAAGCGAACCATTCCAGCGGGTCGCTCACCTTCATCGCTATATTCAGCTTCAACTGATTGTAGCCTAATTGTCTTGGCAAGGCCATTCATAGTTATATCACCAGCCATAGCCTCTTCAACTTCGAGCGCAATCTGATCGAGCGTGTCATCTAAAACTGTCGTCGATACTGCATAGCCCTCGATGATTAAGCTCAGTTCGCGCATTTGTGTTCGAGGTGGCACAATCGTCGAAACCTCGATGCTTTCATCGCGCGTATAAACGCAAAGTCCAGGAAGGTTCCCAGAAGCCATTGGATATACGCGGCTTGCGTAGATGTTAGATCCGGTGGTCGTTAATCCGGTCAAGTCAGTGATCGCTCTATCTCTTAACTGCTTTCTAAGATGCGCCATTAATCACGCTCCAGAACCAGAGTTGTGACACCAGTGCCATCCGGTTGAATAACGCGCACTGTGTAATTTATTGAATTAACGACGAGCGCATCGCCAGGAGTAGCAGTAGCAGGCACATCGCTGGATCGGCACATAAAACGTGGTTCCGCTGAGACAATGCCAACGCCACTTTGCGGATCAACTTCGAGAAATTCATTGTCGTAAATGCCGTTGATTGTGCTGGTTGCACCGCCATTGAGCGTATAACTCCCAGCGAGACCGAAGTCATCGATTGAGAAAAATACAGCTAGATCGTCGGCAGTTTCAACAGCCATTGGTTAACCTTCTGGTGTTTCTATTTCGTCTGCATCAACAGCGCGATTTGATAAAACTGGCCCACGTGAGCGAGTGCGTTTCGCTGCTTTAACTTGCTCCGCTTCACCGCGAGCGATCATTCTTTCAGCGATATGATCTGGAAGCTCGACACTATCTCCAGGCCACAAGTTGCGACCATGAATTGCAGAGAAAGTCTTTTTAGAAATCGTTAGCTTCATATTTGCTCCAGGGTGGGTTGGGGTGGCAATCGAAACCACCACCCCTCGCCATTAGTTAAATCAAGCAGTGCTTACTTCGTCAGTTTTAGCGAAAGAAACTGCATTGCGGAGAGCAACGTCAACTTCTTGCATTATCGAAATAACCACATCACCGGATTTGCTGTTGGTGTAAGGATCAACAATGACCGAAGGTGCGCCAAACAAGCCAACCATAAGCTGGCTGAAGTCACCAAAGATCAATGCAGATGCATCTGTACCACCATCACCCGGATTGAGATTAGATGGAACATTGCTTGTGAACTCGGCGCGATAACCATAGAGGTTATTCCAAGGATCGTTCAGAAGCATGACGCTATCGGTTGAACCAACGCGAGCGGTGTTAGCCAACTTAGCTTTCACCTTTGGATTTGATAACCAGCCAAGAGCGGCTTGATTAACAACGCCATTTGCTTGCTCAACAGTTTGCACCAGAGTTGTGATATCAGCCCAGGTTAGCGCATCAACGTCAGTACCAGCCGAAATATCGACATTGCCGACGCTGCCATTGTTCAAGATACCTGTGGGTTGACCAGAGGAACCAGAACCTTGGATAGCGTAGTATTCGATCTTATCGGCAATAGAGCGAAGAAGGTCGTCTTGCACGATTTGCTCGATTGATGGGATCGACTCAAGAGCCAACAAACGCGATACTTGAGCATATGCACCAAGTGTGCGTGGCTGAAGCGTTACAGCCGCATCTGTTGGAGACTGATCGGAAACATCAGCAGCTTCTTCAACAAATCCCGCTGCTGCACCCGTAGCTATCTTAGGGATGGAGATGCGGTTTGTTAAGCCACCCATGAAAGTTACACCAAGAGCGGCCATAACTTGCTTTGCGCGAAGAGCTTCGATGAAAAGATCACCACGCTGGATGGTTGGAACAAAGCTATCTGATACGTTTTCGCCAGTGATACCGCCAGTGGCAGCAGTTGTCATAACGCCAGATCGCCATGCAAAATCAGGAACATATACACCCTGCGATGCTTTGCCTGTGCGACGCTCGATTTCTTGGTGCATTTCGCGCTCGAAACCAGCTTCCGACCAATCGCCACGAACCTGTGCTTGAACCATACGGCCCAAAGAATACTGGCGCTTTTCTGCTGGCTTGGCTTCGACTGCTGCTGGATTTACATCAAGAGGCTTGCTCTCAAGTGCGTCCAACAACTCACCCCGGAATTGCTCGACAGAGATGCCGCGCTCCAGAGCTTTGTCACCAAGATCTGCTTTGTTGTGACGGCGAGCGAGTTTCATTATCTCGCTTGCGTTGCGATGAGCGACCTGAGCAGCCTCAGCCCGTACCTCATCGAGATTTACTTCATCAGCCATTTTGGCCTCCTTTACTTCGATGGTTTGGTTTAAGGGTTGCGGAGCCGACCGCCCTACCCCGACATTTTGACTTCTGTCAGCGGGTATTGAAACGATTGAAATCTCCATTGGAGTTGTCCGAACCCGATAGATCTCCTCGGAATCGTCTTTCTCCTCGATCCGCCCGTCAATACGATATCCGACTGAGATATTTTGCCGAATTCCGTCGAGCACGTCAGTAAACACTTCTGAAGAAAGTGACGATCTTCCGAACCTCACTGTAGCGCGAAGACGACGCGCACCTTCATCCAAGTCTACCGATTCCACAACGCCGATTTGTCGCTCCATATCATGATCGAGTAGGAGCGGCGCACGACCACTATTTAAAAATGAAAGATCCATTGATCCGGCGCGATGGTCGATTACTTCCATACCAAAGCTGCGCTCAACAGGCTCTTCACTAGAAACCCCAAGTCTGACAGTCCGGCGTTCTTCATCGATCACTCCAGGCTCAAAATGGAATGAACGCTGTTCGAGGTTGGATCGATCAAAGCGCTCTACCTCTTCCTCTTCACGCTCTACTGTCGCTGCTTCAAATTCTATTGGTTCCAATTCATGTTCCTCCAGCCATTCTCGCGCTTCGCCTTCGCTAAACACATCAGCATCAAATCGAACCGCTTGAAGCTCACTTTCACCCTCTTTTATTCCATAGATGAAATCTACGCCAGTGGCGGCATTCTCTCTAGCGAACTCATCGTATTGAGCCGGATCAGTTATTCGAGCGGCGTGTTCATTTGGATAAGGTCTTGCCTCTTCTTGCATATAACCTCGCTCCTCTTCATCTATGTTCTTCATGCGTTCAACGCGAGCATTTGCCCAGGATTGGCCAGAATTACCACCCCATAAAGCCCAAGCAATTCGCCCAGCACTGGGGTAGCCATCTTCACCAGGAGAATAACCTTCGCCCTGCTTATCAACTTCATGCCTAGCAAAATAGGAAGCCATTCGCTTCACTGTCTCTGGTGATAACTCTTGGCGATTCACTAATTGACGCGCTCTAGCAACGCCAACAGCAGTTCCACCTCGACCAAATTCAGATCGCCAATCTAGGCCACGTTGTGCCTCTTCAGCCATCGCCTCAGTTGGTTTGGTATCGATATCGATGCCTTTATACGTTGCCATCATCGCCCCCATCAGTCATGGCCGGAGCTTTAGGAGCGCCGAAAGGCTCGAAGGTCATATTTAAACCAAATTGAGCGGCAAGTTCCTTATCTCTGCTAATCTGGCTGAATGTTTCTTCAACATCTCTACCATAATGACCAGCAACATCTTGCATCGATAAAATTCCATTCTGCAGACCAACGACTGCAGCGTTCATCTCTTTGAGAGGATCGACCCAATTCCATCCACGGCCTCGGAACATTGCATTATCTGCAAACTTGTCGAGCTTGGTTGCTGGGATTGGAATGGCTCCAAAGTCCATCGCAGTTAGTAACCACTCTCTAAATACAGGCTCGACAAAATGCTCGATCATAAATTGTTGTAATGCACGATAGCCATCGCGCTCATCCAAAGCACCTTGTCGGATCGATGAGTAATTGACGCTCGATAGATCGTTCGATAGCGCTGCATAGCTAACACCAAGACCAGAGGCGATACCTCGAAGCATTGCTGACTCAAATTCACCGAAGCCAACATTAGGATGTTTAGGATCGAACATCTCGAGACCATACCCGGCAGGCAGAGCGTGCCAAGATCCAGGCTGGGTATCTATGACAGGCTCGTAGTTACCGTTCCCATAACTATCATCTCCGACATATTCATCACCGCCCGGCGAAGTTATGATACCCATCTTCGATGCACTAATTCTAGCAGCAATCAATTCGGCTTCTCTAAATGCCATCAGTTGTTTCATCGCTGACAATGCTGGTGTCATAAATGGCTCGCCGCGTGTTTGATGCGATCTACTTGGCATATAAATGTGAAGGATTTCTTCAGCCGGGACTCGAACATGACGCTGCTGGTGGTTGGTGAAATAACGATCACCAGGATGAGCGGTTAGCACCCAATAAGCGACGATCCGATGAGAGCGGTTCATTTCCACACCCATCCGAATATGACCACCATTGTCGAGCGTTTCGTTCTTCTTTTCGTCGATCAAATCCGCTTCGAGAAGCTGTAACGCAAAACCATCACGATATTGCTTGCCTCGAACCTTACGAACAAAGCACTCGCCATCTCTGGCCATCGTTTCGATAACGTGACGCTGTAGATCGAGCCATGACATTTTTCCATCGATGGTTGGGTTTCCTAATCTACCCCAAGCACGAAAAGCGTTCTCTATGATTGTATTGCCAGCTTGATCTAGCGAACCATCAGAATTACGAGCCTTAACTTGCAGATGAAAACCTCGATCACCAACCACGTTAGTCTTTAGAAGTTGCATATAGCGTCGAGCATATTCGTTATCGCGTACTAATTCTCGACTGCGATTACGTAGTGTTTCTAATGTGAATCTTAATTCACTATCGGCACTGTTGCTCGATCCACCAAAATCACCAAAAAGCCGACCACCTCTAGCTCCGGCATATGAACGTCTTCTTAGCTTTGTCTCTTCTTTTCGGCGAAACCGATCCCAAAAGGCCATATCTAAAACCTCGCCACGATTGTTGCGCCAGTTGGCAAGCCTCGACGAATGCGCTCTTTGCGCCGCTCCATCAATAATTCGCGCTTGTAATAATCACGCCACTGGACAAGCTCTGTTGGAGCCATCTTCGACAGTGATCGACCATTGATCGAATAGCTTAAAACATCAGCATCAGCCCGACCTTGCAGAACTGTCTCAATCTTATCGAGCATAATCTCTGCATGGCTTCGAGGGTCGCTTTGATTGACATCGAGATCAACGATTGCAGTAAAGTCGCCTCGATCAATTACTATCCGCTCGCTATCGCTATCTCTAACGATCTCAAGTTGCCAATGATAATAGCCTGGAGTGAAAGCAGCACTATCGACGCTGGAAACTGTAAACAAATAATCGTCGTTATATGCAGTACCAGTTAGCGTTATTTCACTAGCACCGCCACCAGTGATCCGAGCAACATATGTCGCAG